AACACAAGATATAAAAACACCTAGTTTAAAGGAAAAAATATTAAGTGGATTTGGTTTATTAGCCAATCCAACCGATACAGCAACAGTAATGATAGACAATGTTGGACATTCAATTGATCAAGTACAACGACGGTTAGCTATTCAAGTTGACCGAGCAAAAATTTTGAATAATAGATTTCAAATATTAGTTAGAAATATAAATAATATTGTCAAAAATCACAAATTAAATATAAGAAATTTGGTTCTTGCAAAACAATTTGCTGGTGCTATATCTTTAGCTGGTGTTAAGTATCTTGCTTCTGGAGTTCCTATTGGAGAGTTTACAGTACCAGGATTAGCAGGAAAATTAGCTTCATGTATTACATATGAAGGTTTAAATTTATTAAAGGATATAAATGATAGTCGCGATAAAAAAGGAGGTAAAAAAAGAAAAACAAAAAGAAATAGAAAGAAAAAAAACAAAAAGAAAACCAAAAAAGCAAAAAAATCCAAAAAGAAAAACAATAAAAAAAGTAAAAAAACAAAAAAAGCTAGAAAAAAACGTCGATAAATATAATATAAAAAATACTATATTTATTTCTTGTAAAAAAGTCTCCAAAAAAAGGCACCATTAGAAAAGGTCGAAAATTCCTAAGGGTGCCTTTTTTTGGAGACTTTTTTACAAAATAGTGCCTTTTTTACAAGATTTTCTATTTTTTCACTTTTTCACTAATTTACTATTTTAACACCAATAATCATAATAAAATATTTAGTGTATTAAAAAGTATGGTCTCTTGTAAAAAAGTCTCCAAAAAAAGTCTCCAAAAAAAGGTTCCCTTAGAACGATTTTTTTACTAAAAGTTTTTTGAGATTTGAAAAAGGACATTTCAAAATTGTCCATTTTGCAATAATGAAAAAAAGTTTTGACAAAAAATCGTTCTAAGGGTGCCTTTTTTTGGAGACTTTTTTACAACGATGGTCACAAATATTTTACTACTATTGTATTTTAAGAGGATATATGGTTTTATTTCCTAATAGTGCCTTTTTTACAAGAAAATTGTTGAAAACACCTGAAAATCTGTAAAAAAGGCACTATTAGAACAATTTTTTTGAAAAAAACTTAGAGATTTTTTCTATTTTTATATAAATGACAAGAAAAAAACACAAAAACTACTCTAAAACTACTCAAAAAATGGGGTTTTCTGATAATAGCTTTTATTGTAATTGTTGTGACTATTTATCGTCTAATAACTCTAATTATAAGAAGCATCTTCGCACCAAGAAACATTTAGAAAACTACTCTAATTTTTCAAAAACGAGCAATTCTCTCGTCTCATCAAAAACCAAATTTTTTTGTGTATCTTGTGACTATTCTACATCACGTAAGTCCAATTGGACCAGACACGTTAAGAGCATAAAACACCTTAAGAAAACGAGCAAAAAACGAGCAAAATCACCTGTACAAGACGATGCCTTACCATCTTTAGAAAAATATAATGAATTGTTAGACGAGATTGAGACGTTAAAAATGGAAAAAAAGACAAAAAAACAAGAAAAAAAAGAAAATTTTGATATGGAAATGTTGAAAAGTCAAATAAATAAAATAATAGAAAGTCAAAATGAAATAAAGGAAGAAGTGAAATCTAGTGGAACTACTATAAATAATTATAATAATATATCAATAACCGTATTTTTGGAAGATTATTGTCATAATGCTAAGAGTGTTCAGGAGTTTTTAAAGAATGTTTCTTTTGAATTAAATGATATTATAAGTAATAATTCATTGATAGAAGATTATTTATCAAAAAAATTAATAAAAAATTTAGAAGATCTTCCATTTACAGAACGTCCTATTCATTGTACGGATAATAAAAGAAAGAATTTTATGGTAAAAGATGAGGCTATAGGTTGGGTAAAAGATAATGGTATGGATTCTAGTGGTTCATTGTATAATAAAATGAATAGCTTACAAGATAAAGCATATATAGAATTTTTTAATGAATATGATAAAGCAAATCCATTACCTCATGATACAGAAAAAGAAAGTATAAAATGTCAAATATCAAGTGATATGATAACAAGTAAAGATAAAAATAATAAAAATGCTATTGTAAATATAGCAAATACAATGTCTATAACAGATGCTATTGAGTGTTCATTATTGAATAATAAAATAAAAGATTAATGTAATGGGTACTGTAATGAGTATAATAACAGTATATAGTGAAAATAGATGTGAGGAAAATATATATAATAATAATAGTTATGATAATATATATATGGGTAATGTTTTAAGTAAAATGAGGGAAACAATGGAGCAATCATTAATGAAAATTAAGAGAAAATTAAGAAGAGATAGTAGAGTAGAGCAAATATATGAAGAAATACATCAAGAAGACCCTGATATAGACATGAGAAGAAGTCAACTATTTACTTAATGATTTAACCATCTTAATAAAAGTATATCATCATAAGCAATAAAGCCAATTAAACAATAGTATAAAATGCCTTGTAATTTAAATTCATATACATAGTTATAAAGATAAATGATATGAATAGACCAATTTATAAAACAAGTTAATATATAAGTTTGTTTTGCTTTTTCTTTCATAGCTTTTTGTTGTTCTTCAGATAACAAAAATCGCATTCCCAAGCAATAATTAACATCAAAAGAATAGCAAGATAGGGTAGTATATAAGGCCATTAATTTTAGTATTGAATTTGCTTGATTCCAATTAATAATTGTATTAATAATAGATAAAAAAGTTGTTATAGTATGATGTATTTTTGTGGAAATAGATAAAGGCATATCTTTTATTAAAGCAACTGTATCACAGCTAGCATATAAAGCACCTATAAAATGTATATAATTACTATGGTCTCCTATATTAAACAAAACAAGAATAGTAAATGGTATAGTAGAAACGGTAATATATCTTAAAATATTGTATTTAATGTAGTTTTTAAGTATATAATTTTGTCTTTGAATGGTATAATCTTTGAATTTTTTGTATTTCCATTGAAAAAATAAATTTGTAATAGGATATAATATATAATTAAAACTACAGCAGCAAATTATATACCATAATGTGTTCATTAATACTATTTTTATTTAATCTTTAAATAAATTAAGTAAATAGTTAAGCATCTCAGACCACAAAAACATGTAAGAACTAAATGGAGAGAAATGATAGAAAGAGATAGAGAAGAATTGAATGAAGAAGTAATATTATTATACCTTTGGAAATTTAAAACGCCGACTTTAAGTAAAATGTATTTTAGCATATTTTTAACTCTTTTAGTTAAAATTGAGTTAAAAATAAAATATTTAGTAACAGTACAGAATGCCGAAATATACTTGCGAACGCTGTTTGAAAGAGTTTTCTCAAAAATCCCACTATACTAAACATCAAAATAAAAAACTACCTTGTCAAGATAATAAAGGAAAGATAGAAGAAGTTGTTGAGAATATTATAATAAATAAAAATAAAAAATTGATTTCAAATAATACTGAAAATAATATGGTAAATAATATGGAAATGAGTCACTCTCAACAAAAAGAAACAGATATATTAACTCCAAATACATATTACGTAGGAGATAATATAGAATTATTGAAAAATGTTAAATCAAATTCAATAAGCCTGATATATTTCGACCCACCTTATAATACAGGAAGGAATTTCTTTAACTTTGATGATAGATTTAAGAGTGTTGAAGACTATGTTACTTTCATAAAAAAAAGAATAAAAGAATGTTTTCGTTGTCTTAAACCTTGTGGTAATATATTAATTCATATAGAACCTAAAATTTCACATTATTTTAGAATTATTTGTGATGAAATATTTGGAATTAATAATTTTAAAAACGAAATTATCTGGCAAACGGGGGGTAATGCTAAAAATCTATATCAACTAAATCGATTCCATGATACTATAATAGTTTATTCAAAAAAAGGAAAAGGTAAAAGTCTATTTAATCCTTTATATTTTCCATATGATGATGAATATAGAAAAAAATCAAATGTAAAATTTTGTGAAATACATAAAAAAGAATATGTTACAACTGCTTTACATAATTCACAACCAGAAGTAAATCCTAGACTAAATCTTCGATATGAATGGAAGGGAAACAAAAAACAATGGTATGTAACAAAGAAAAAAATGATTGAGTTGGATAAAGATAATAGATTGTGTTATAATAAAAGTAATATACCAAGGATAAAAAGATTTTTAGATGAAATGGATGGAATTCCGTTACGTGATATATGGTGTGATATAAAAAATACACAATCAAGAGAAAAGTTAAAATATGCAACACAAAAACCGGTAAAATTATTAGAACGGATTGTTAAACTTTATTCAAATGAGGGAGATGTGTGTATGGATATATTTGCTGGTTCGGGAACACTTGGTCGTGCATGTATAAATGAAAAAAGAAAGTATTTATTAATTGATGTTAATCCAGATGGTAAAATTATATTTGATAAATCTATCATAGAATAAATCTAAAACAGTCTTGGATTTTTAGGATCAAATTTATATTGATTTAATATTTTAGAAGAAATACGTGTAAAACAACACCCTCTTTCTTTATCTACGAGAGCCTCTACGGGTATTAATGAAAAGGACCATTTATCAACATTATTTCTATTTATTCTATTTTTTCCATCTTTTCCAACATTTACGAGTGAAACCATCACGAAATCAAACTCGTCACATCCATATGCTACATGACCACTATCTGATGCGACTCCTTCATTTTTTTTACTGTGTCGTCTTGTAGTTTCAAAATGTGTCTGTTGACTAAAGTCTGTTTTACCTCTAACTTGACGCAATTTAGATTGAACTCGACATATTTTACCGTTTGGTTTTTTAACAACTATATCAAATCCAGGACTATTATTAGCAGTACTTATTTTTGGACAATCTTTATCTGTTTCGGGGTCATAGGCTTCAAAACCTGCATTTTCAAGAATATTCTTTTGAATAATTTCATTGCATCTGGCTACTGATTTCCCCCAGTCAATAACAGACATATTTTGTATGATTCCATTTTGGATTAATTGTTTTGCATCCGGAGATATAACACTCATTAGAGTTGTTGGTTTGTATGACGTAGTTTCCATTATCATGAGATGTTGATGTTGTAATATAATTACAATTATTTTCCAATCAATTTTATAAAAATACTTATAATATAAATGCCACCACACAAAAGCGAAGACTATAAAATTTCCGCTGTTCAGTATTATTTATCTAAAAATAAGAACCAAGTGCAAACTTGTGAGATATTTCAGTGTCATCATCATATAAATTGAAAATTTTTATTCAACTATTAATTATATTAATAAAAAGATGAATTACATATTAATCGACGGTAGTTATTATTGCTTTTATAGATATTATTCTATACATGCTTGGTTTAAAAATGCTCACAAAGAAGTAACCTTGGAAAATCCCTTGGATAATGAATTATTTGTAGAAAAGTTTAAAAAAATGTTTATTAATAAAATTAAAGAATTACCAAAAAAACTGAAACTTGATGATTGTAAAATAATAATTGGAAAAGATTGTTCTAGAAAAGAAATATGGAGAAATAGTTTTAATGGAGCCTATAAGGAAACAAGAGTATATGATGATAGTTTTATGGGAGGACCATTCTTTAAGATGGCATATGATACATTATTTTATGAAGCAGGAATAGAAAAAGAAGATATAGTGTATTTAAATAAATTGGAAGCAGATGATTGTTTGGCTATCTTAGCAAGACATTTGATAAAGCAAAATGAAAATAACAAAATTACTATTATAACAGGGGATATGGACTATTTACAATTGGCTCATCCACACATTAATTTAATAAGTTTAAAAATGAAGCCATTGGCTACAAGTAAAAACTCTACTGGTGATCCAAAACAAGATTTGTTTATAAAAATAGTTACTGGTGATAAATCAGACAATATAAGTGGTGTATTTCCTAGATGTGGAAAAAAAACAGCTATAAAGTATTGGAATGATAAGGAATTATTTGAAAAAAAATTAAATAGCAATGAAGAATATGTGAAAAAATATAAAAATAATAAAAAAATTATTGATTTTGATGAAATTCCTGAAGAATTGGTTATAGAATTAAAAGAAAAATATAAAAATCTATTTCATTAAATTGATTAAGTATTAAATATAATTTTTATTAAGTAATTAAATATACACAATGGAATGTTCTGTGTGTTATACTGATTTAACTCTTAAAAATATAGTAAATACAAAATGTAATCATTTATTTTGCAAGGAATGTTTTTGGAAATGGGCAGATGAAAATAATAGTTGCCCTATGTGTAGGAAAAATATTATATCACAAACAAAAATGATGATGGAAGAAGAAAATATAAGAAATAATATTTATAGTTTAATGGAAGAAGAAACAAAGTATTATGATACAATAAGTTGTTTACAAAATGATTTGTATGAGTTGGAAGATAAAATATTTGAATTAACAAAATTTAAAAAAAATCCAGATAAATACATGAAGGAATTTATGAAAAAAAGAGAAAAATGGATAAATGAAAAAAAAGAAGAAACACGAAAAAAAAAAGATATGGTTATATCTCAGTTAGATGTTTATAATGCGTTATATACTAATAGTAAAGAGGTATTAAGTCAGATAAAGTTTGAAGTAAATAATTATTATGATTTTGATACGGAGTTGGATACAATATTCGATAGGCCTTTATTGGGCTTAGGTGAAATAAATGAAATATTAAGAACTCCAAGTCCGCGAAGTTATATGCAATCACCACCACCAATTATAAGAAGTAGTAGAATAGTTTAAAGATAAGATAATATATGACGACATACATCATTATTGCCGTTTAATTTTTTTTGTAAACATAGGGTAGTAATCGTATCTTTATAAGTATATAAGTAAGCATATGTTTTCATATTGTTTAATGCTAATTTATAGTATTTACATAGTTTCAGTTTATCATCTATATTTTCATATTTTTTTATTTTATTTTTAATATCAATGATTAATTGAATACTTTTTCTATAAGATATTTTTTCAAATCTATCACATATATATATATTAGGATTTTTATGCATGTATTTTTGTCGTCTAATTAAATACAAGAACATAGGACGAATAATATATATATTGTTATCATTTGAAGACTTATCTGCCAATCTTAACTTTTTTTTAAAATAGTTAGTAAACTTTTCTTTTGAATAGTCCATGGTAAGTAATATGTGTATAATGGTATGTTGTAGTTGGTAATAAAAACTATATTATAGTACATTTTATTTGGCAATTTTAATAAAGTAGTTATATTAGTATGGTTGACTAAATAAACTAAAATATTCTTCGTCTAATGTATCAGCATGTTGTCTAGTAATTTGTGGTGGTTGTATAATAGTATTATTTTCTATTGGAGATTGTCGAATCGTTTGTGTTCTATTAGTAAAATGAGAAGGCGCTGATGTTGTGCGTTGAATAGTAGAGAACGACATATCTTGGTCATCATTATTTAATGTTTGTGTCATATTTTGACTAATTGCACGGAAACTAGTATATAGTGGAGCGTTCGTTTGATCTTCATGAACATCCAAGTCAACTTGTAAGGTTTGTTCTGAATTAAATCCATATTGTTCACCAGTTTTAATAGCATCAATATTAGCACCCATAAATATACAATGAACACCTTTTTCCTTTATTTCATTAACTTTAGTCTTCAATAAATCATTATTAGATTCAGACATGTTATCTTCACCATCAGTAAGAAGAACAAACCAAGATAATATATTTTTATTTTCTAATTCATTTAATTTATTAGACAAAATATCAATCTCTTCTATAGCACTGTCTATTAATCTGGTGCATCCATATGTATTAAAACGAATAGTGTCGTTATCAACTTCTTTTAATTCTCCAAAATATGTATTGTTCATAGGTGTTGGAGGATATACAACATTTCTAGTAGTAGAGAATGTAGCTATTCTAAAATAACATTGTTCAGCATCTTCGGCAGCTTGCTTTGTTTCATCAATAAAAGAATGAAGTGAAGTAATAAGTGTAGATAGTATTGAACTCATAGAACCGGATCGATCAATAAGTATAGTTCCAACAATCGTTTTTTTTGTAGTATTATTCATAATTTATGTTATAAATAATAATAACAATAATATTAATTCAATTTAATTATTAAAATTATTTAAAAGAATATAAGTATGATTTATAATTATGGAAAATCTTGTAAAATATCCCAAGGAACATCATGATTATATCATCAATGGAGGGATATTAATATATGATTATAACAAAAAAGTAGGAACATCGATGAGTTCTTTAAATGAATTAAATAAAAAAATGGAAGACAGTAAAGAATTAATGATAGAAAGGGAGAAAAGTTTTAAATTGGGAGAGAAAATAGCGCAAATAGAGAGAGAAAAAGATGATTATAAGGAAAAAATAATGAAAATGGAGAAAAAAAACGCTGAAACAAGAGAAATATTTTTAAACAAAGAAATAGATATAAAAACGAATTTATATGCTGTGTTTGAAAAAAAAATAAGGGAGAAAGATGAGCAAATTGTAAATATACGTGATAACATTATTAAAAAAGAGGAAGCGAAGTATGAATATTTGAAAAAAGAATTAGAAATAGAGCGTGAAAATAGAAAAACTGAAATAAATAGAATGCAAGATTGGTTAAATACTGAAAAAAACAACAATGAATATTTAAAAAAAAGGTTTGAAGATGACTTGGAAAAGGAAGTTAGCAATCAAACACAAGGTTATAAGGAAGAATTGGAAGAATTAAAAAAACAATTAAAGGAATATTATGATAAATATGAAAATAAAAATAAAGGAAAGATATTTGAGGAAGAATTTTATAGAATGGTAGAAGAATATAATGATAAGGAGGAAGGTAATAAATGGAAGATTAGCCATGTTGGTAGTAAGTATGGAGGAATGTGTGATATTATTTTTCAACATAAAGACACAGGACAGATTATTTTGGTGGAATCAAAAAATAATTTGGAGAAAAATCCAGTTCCAACCAAGGATGTAGACAAATTTTATAGAGATGTATTGGATGTTACAAATAATGCTATAGGAGGTATTATAATATCAACAGCAAAGATACAAAAAAAGAGGTCATTTGAAAGAGAAGTGGTACAAAATAAAACATTAATTTTTATTTCTTATTTTTCTTTAAATAATATTGGTCAATTATTTTGTAATTTGGAATCAATCATTGGAGAAAATCAATTACATAATAATGAATTAAGTAAAGAAGAAAGAAATGAGCTATTGATAAAACAATTTGACTTTTATATAGATGAAGGAAACTTTCATAAAACAAGATCTAAGAGGGCTTATGATAAATCAGAGGAAATAAGAGATATTTATTATAAATTAAATAAAGAAGATATAAAAATCTTAAAAAACGATGAAAAAAAGGTCAAAAAAGAAAAAAAACAAAAAAAAGTAGAAAAAAGTGAGAAAAAAGTGAAAAAGAAAGTAAATTTTGAGGAATTGGAAGAAAATTGTGATAATATAAAAAAAATTAAAAATGTAAAACAATCAAAATTTTATTTAAAATACAAAACTGAATTGGGAGAGATAATACTACAATATTTTTCTGATAATCATAAAATGAAAATAAAACTTGAAAAACTTAAAAATGAAAAAAAAGAAATAATAACACACAGTATTATCAAAAAAAATAAAAAACTTGAAAAAAAACATGAAAATGTAAATAATATTAAAATAGACACTATTTTTGATAAAAAAATATAATATAATACATAATTGTTATTATATTTTATAAATAAAAAATACAGACCATACTTGGTCACAAAAAAAATATTTAATAGCATAAAATAAAAAAATAAAAAAATATTTAACAACATAAAATAAAAAAATAAAAAAATATTAAGACCATAACAAGACCATAAAATAAAAAAATAAAAAAAATATTTAACAACATAAAATAAAAAAATAAAAAAAATAT